CCAAGCCCCAGCATAAGAAATACCTTTATCAAATCCTATAGCTAGCTCCCCATCAATAGTAAGGTCGCCGTAACCTCGCATATTTTTGTTGTTGTAAATTCTAAAGGCGATTTCTTTGTTGTCTCGAACTCCGTTTGACGTAAAAAAATCATACCCAGCTGTTTCAAAACCGTTTGTGAATTCAAAATTACCACTAATATCTGAAAGGTATAACTTACTATTCCAAGCCCCTGAGTAGCCAATATACTTATTGTAGTCTATAGCTATATTTCCTAAAGTTGAGATATTTCCAGAGTTGGTTATATTTTTTGAAACAATTAAATTACCATTTATCGTAACTCCATTCACTACTGTAAGAGCATTTGTAATCTCCATACCCCCTTGCATTGATGCTATTAAGCCACGAGTATAGACTAGTCCGCCTGCTGTAGTTGGATGCACCTCATCGGAGAGCAATGAATCCCCTCCGTTATCTTTAGTATAATTGTAAGCATCAAAGTACTGAACGCTTTGTTCTTTTGCAATCAATAAAGCTTCATTTGCGTAAGCAGGTTGTGATAAAATCAAATCAGACCTTGAGCAGTAGTTACCATTTATGACTAAAATTCTATCGTTTGGCCACCCTTTACCTTTTGCATTAGCAATACAATTCTCTATATTCGCCCTAAATGTGGCTAAAGGCACTGATTGAGCAGCGTCATTTATAGAATGTTCAATTGATAATAGTCTGTACTCGGTTGTCCAAGTTGGAATGTTTGTGTATTGGCTAGCCAAATTATTAGAAGTCGAACCTGCAACTCCGTAATTCAATAGCGTAATATTTAATTGAGCAGCTGTCGGATTAGTGTAAGCCCCTCCATAAGTTACAGAAGTGCCAAAAGCTACCCATTTATCATTTGGATTTGCTAAATTAGTACCTAAAGTCAGACCTCCTGTTTTTACTTGTGGTGTTTCATTTTTTAAAATAACATCGTCAGTTTTTGCCACAACCGCAGCAGGCGTTTTTTTATGCACTCCGTCCGTTTCTTGAGTTACAAAATAAGTAGGTGTTGAGTTGCTTGCATTGTTTTTCTCCGTAACAACTCCGTATGTCGGATTTTGCAAAGTTTGCCCGTAAATTGATACGGTAAATAATATTAAAAAAAGTAATTTTTTCATAGTTTAAATTGGTTTAATTTTGTCGCCTAATGCAGGTGTAAATGTTAATGTTAAAATATTTGCAGATTGCGACCAATCTGTATCGTCTAATAAAGCACCGTTCCAAAATACTGAACGTGCTGGCATTTCTGTAACTAAATCAAAATCAGTTTGAGTTCCGTCTGCGGTGAATTGAATCTTTGGAAAAGTTTCAAATAAAAATGTGTCTTTTCCTTTAACAAAATCATCTTCTGTTTCGTCATCTTGTGACAAATCTGATTGTACATTTACTTCGGCACCAGATTCGATTCCATCCAGCTTAGTTTTTTCCAAATCTGTAAAATCATTTGATGTCAATCCTTTTCCTGTAACTTTATCAACTTTGTTTTGAAAAAGTTCTGAAAACATATCATCTACTTGTATAAAAGCATCTCTTAACGAATCTCCTAAGCCATCGTTTGGCATCGAGTAATTAATTGGTATATATCCCATATTTCCTATACTTTAATCCAGTTAAATGATGATTTTGCTTTTGTTTGATCGGGTGCAATCCATTCAGGAATTGTGATACTATTTAAGTATTCAATCAATTTATTTTCCAAGCCGATTGCTAATTTTTCGTAAAGCTGTCCTTTTTTGTTTCTTTCTTCGTCTGTAAGCTGCTCTGTCTTTTCTGGAGTTACCAAATAAACCCCATTTTGAGAGACTTTAGCCACGCCTAATTGTAAGTAGAATGAACAACTGAAATAAGCTAAAATAGTGGCTACATAATCATTATAAATAGTCAAATATTCGTCTGCTAATTCTTCGTTTTCGTAGTCTAAAACGATTTTATTATACAAATCTGTACCTAAAATTCGTTTAATTTCGCTGTTTTGAGCCATAAAAATGAAAGGATTGATGGAATCATTGTCAATATTTCCATCAAAACCCGATAGCCTAACTATGTCGTCTATTGATATTAGTAGTTTTATCATTGTAGTTCTTTTTGTGGGTTGCCTAATAGCCTAATAGCTTGCTCTCTATTGAATCCAAAAATCAAATCTAGTATAGCAATTGCACTTTCATACGTTGTCGTGCCTGCTACATAAGATGCTTGCACTTCTAAAAGCGATTGAACACCTCCAACGCTTCCCTTTAATTGTGCCTGTGATTGTAAAGTAGCATCGTCTAAAGTTGCAACTTCGCTTTCTATGATATTTTCCTGTCCGAAATTTACAAAATCTATGTCACATAACGGGTCAATTTTTTTAAAAATTTGATTTAATGAATCCAAAATAATTTCTCGCATCGGATTTATAATTCCTAAATAAAGCGAATCGGTTGCTGTTGCAATTTCGTCAGCATTGTTTGAAAATCCATTTGATCCTGGACGACTAAATAAAATATTCATTGCTCCGTGTGCTGCCATTAATTTAATCTCGGCAGTTTCATCGTAGGTTACAAATTGATCGTTGCGCCCTCGTGGTTCGATGGTATCAACTACAATAGCTTGGTCTGCGCTTTCATTTACCGATACTGTTACGCCATCTGAATTTTCAGTACCAGTCCAGTTTTCCTTTATTTCATTTTTGAGTTTTAACTTTGCATCTTCATCCATCATATCGCCATTATTAATATTAATAATGGTCTTGCCTTGAAATCCTCGAAGCACGTGGTTAACGGCATCGTCAATCAATGCGCTTTCAATCTTTGCAGATTTTAAACCACTAAACCAATCAGGAAAAGGAAAATAAGGTTCAGAAGATAATTGTTTGATGTGTTGGATTTCGTAAGTTTCAACTGTACTATTAGCATCGAATTTAGGAACAAAACTTGGATTAAATTCGTAAGGGCGTGAAAAATCCCAACTATACCAATATCCATTCACTTCCATAAATGTGTTGCTTTTCTTATCGATGTCAATATTTAAACCAACCCGCATAACAGGCGTGTGTTTGATTTTTACAACCTTGTTTTGGAAGTTTATAATTTGAGGAAAAGCCGAACCAGTCACTTTAAAATCAGTTACAAGCATCCTTAAATCTTGCTTTGACAAAAAAGAATGTGGATTGATTTTATTATTTTTGTCAATTAATCCATTACCAACAATATAGTTAATGATAGTTTTGCAAATAAATGAATTAGTAGGACTGTCATCCACTGCATCCATATATTTTTTAAAATTCTCATTTGCCTTGCCGTTAAGCGTGTATTTCGTACCGAGCGCAGGCTTTGTTATTCCTGTCTCGTAAGCCGAAAATTCAAAATGATCTACTTTCATTTGTAAAATTTGTTATTATTTTGTTTGGTATAATCTTGCACGCTTTCATTTTCAGATACGATAAACATCTTACCTAAATACACAACCTCATTTGATATACTCTCAACTATTTCATAAGCTAACTTCTCGCCAATCTTCCCATTTGGAAAACTTGCTAAAGTAACGTTATAATTTTCATTCGGCAATAAAGCAACTATCAAAGAAATAGACTGCGTTTTTTGCGCTGTTTCATTTTTGATTTTGATAGTGTAGTTCAAATTGTCATCTAGCTTTTTGCGAGGCACGATTTGAAAAATTGCGGGTGTATTTTTGCGAAGTATATCCATTTCTTAAAAAATAACCCTCCCTAAATCTAAGGAGGGTTGTCTAAAAATTAACCTAAAAATGAAACTATATTGTTGATAATAATGAAGCATTATAATCTGTGATTCCAGCCCCCGTCAACTCGTAAGCCATTTCAGCTTCTTTAGAATTAATAGTTATGGTAAATCCTTGCGAATCTGAACCACCTACAATTGTCATAATATCACAACCATTTTTTGCACCTAAACAGTAAATCTTACCGTTGTAGTCCTCTACGAATACAGTTTTTAAAATCCCATTATTACCTTGCAATTCATTGCGTAATGCAATATCGTTACCCGGCACAAAGAATGTATTAACCCCTACATATTCGTTAGTTCTTGTTGCCTCGTCAAAAGTACCAGTTTCAACAAAGTTATTTCCTGTGGCTTTTACTTCCAAACGGGCGATGCTTGCTGGAGTTGTAATGTGGTCAGGAAGTTCAACAACTCCTGCATTTGTATTTACAACTGGCGAACTCGCTAAATATGGAGCTATACCGATAGCCTTAACCCCTTTCATAGGGGCTAATCGGCTTACATTTCTTGATTTAGTTAAACTCATTATCCTACGTATAAAACGTTAAACTTCTGATTAACAACGTGTGCCGCTAAGGTCATATTGTGCTTGATAAACATATCTTCACGATTGTTTGCAATTTTATCCAATTGCATAGTGTTGATGTCTGCTTCCAAATCAGTACACCACAATAAGTGTGATGGCAAAGCGCATATCATTACTTTTTCAGGGATTGGAATAAAAACTATTTCCAATCCATTAAAGTAGAATGAAGTTGCATTTTCGTTTACTGAGAAAGGCTTAGTGAAATCAGTAGTCACGTTGTTTGCCTGAACAATTAATTGCTTGTGAGATTTAGGTGCGTAAATTCTAGGCATTACACTACCTGCTAAAACAACCGCTGGAATAGCTGCATAAACTTTATCATATTCGGCTTTAATATTAGAAGACGTTACGGTAGTTCCTGCTACTTTAATTCTAGTACCTACCCCTGCTGTTAAACTAGAGTTAGAACTATTGTAAATCATTTTAGATATAATACCATCTGTTTGAGAAGCTGTTAAAGAAGCTACTAAAGTTTTTTCAGCTGCGCCTACTGCTGTGTTAGCTGTTCCTGCTGTCAAAGCTGCTACTGCTGTTTGAGTTGCTGCTGTTGCACCGTTCCAAAATTCATTTTCAGCAGCTATTGAAACTTGCTTTGCGTAAAGACCTCCGATTACCAATTGCTCAAATTCGTTTGACATAATTTCCCATGCACCAGGCTTCATATCTCTTTTGAATCGAGAAAAACGAAGTGTATTAGGATCAAATTCTTGATAAAATTGAACTTTAGTAGGGGTTACAATAACATCAAATGCTGTTAAAGACCCTGCGCTAGTAGGAATGCCACTAGTATAAGCTTGTAAGGTTGCAGATGCAGTAGCTTCTGTGAAGATTGTTTCGGCTTTAACATCGCTTTCGAATGTTACTAAACCTTTTGAGATTGTTTCGTTTTCGAATAAAATTTCTTCAACGATAGGCTCTGCTGCCTTACCTCTGTAATTTGCTATTGAATAAGTAATTGCCATTTTTTATATTTTTTTTTGTGTTAGTTTTTTTACTTTGTTGCTCTAAATCTTTCTAATGGTGTCATTTGTTCAAATGATTTTGCATTTGGCTTAATTCCTTTTGCCAATTCCTCACCCATTTCTATAGCTACTTTTTTAGCTGCTTCAAGTTCTGCCGACATTGAAGTTTCTTTAGCTTCGTATTCAGCTAATTTAGCTTTCAAGTCGTTGTTTTCAGCTTCCAATTCTGCAATTTTGTTTTGCATTTCTTCTGCTGACATTTCAGGGGCTTTCGGTTCTTCGGCTGAGGCTGGCGGAACGTCTGCCATAGCTACTTTTTTAGCTTCTTCTTCTTCGGCTAATTTAGCGGCTTTTTCTTCTTCGCTTTCCATTAAGATTTGCTTAATTCTTGCGTCCACGTCTTCTTGTGTCATTTCTGTTTTTGTATTAGTTAATATTGGTTCTAAATAAGCTTCGATTGAAAAGCCTTTTAATTTTCCGTTTTTTATATCTTGCCAAACTTCTGGATTGTCAATTTTTTGACCAAGCACCCAATCTCCCTTTTCAACTGCCATCCCTAAAAGTTTTGCTTTGTCTTTTTCAGGATCTTGAACTATCCAACTTTCAAAAGCGTAAATATCATTTCTAATATTTTTGTCGTGGTTTATAGTTGCCCCGTTGTGGCTATTGTTTTTAAAAAAGTTTTGTTGTAAATCTGAAACTGTTTCTTCGGTATAGAATACCATTGCAGGCTCTCCATTTACATTTTTTCTTGGAATTAAAATATTTGGACGCATTGCAACGGAATAAATCACTTGCTTTTCATCATCGGCAAACTCTAATAATTTAGATTCGTCATCAAACATTACTAACGTTGCCCCAATTGCTGGACTTTCTACGGTAGACATTCTAAAAACTCCCGTTTCGCCTTTCGTATATTTAAGTTCGTATCTTCTCATATAGGTGCAACGACAAAAAGCCTATTCCAAATTAATGAAATAGGCTGTATTTTGTCTAATGTTTAAGGTTTTCACGTTATAAAAATTTGGTAACGTGCATCTTCACACGTTTATTTTGAACAAATATAAATAAAAAATCTATTCTTTTCGCTTTTTATACAAAAAATTTTCAATATCTTCATTGTGAACCTTTCGGACATTCTCTTTATTCACAATTTTTTTACATCTTTCTTCGGATAATAGATAGTTTCCAAACTCTACTAAGTCTTTTTTGTTAAAATAAGTTACCATTTTCTTTAATTTTCACGGTTAATAATTTCAAAGTTACTAAAAAGTATTCTTATTCACTAATACTTTCACATTATTTTGCGCATCAGAGATATCACTTTCTGCTACATACACTTTTATAGGTGGTTGTTCGGTTGCTTTTATTGCTACTGACTGCCCTATTTGATTTTCGGCTGTGTTATTGAATGCTACTGTTGGCTGTGCCGTTGGTGCTGTAATATTTGGGCTGCTTCCTGCGATTGAACCGCCTCCACCTACTGCTTTTAAAGCCTGTGCTGTTCCTTGAACTATTGAAGCTATAGAAGTTGCTCCGACTGCTAAATCCAAAGCCACAAGTGGTGCGCTGAATGGTGCTCCTTTTGCTAAATCTTTTGTAACCGCCTCACTTGTATTTGCTATTGCTTTACCAACAGAAATACCACCCTCGGCAATAATAGTAGCTTTTTGAATGGCTTTATTTTTACCCGCTAATTTGGATATATTGCTAAGGAGTTGTTCGCCTCCTGCAACCAACGCCTGTTGGTTTTCTTTTTTTCTGTTGCAGTGCCACGTCATCGAGTGCTTTTTTATCAGCTGCTAATTTTGCGTTC